TCATACCAAGTATACTGGATCATCAATGAGTGATCTTAGTGCAACGTTTGGAGTAAAGACACCTGCTAGTAGTGCAACTGTACAAGTATTTTCTTCAAACTTTACTGATGCTACTGGTGCTTCACAGTTTACTACCGCAGAGAAGACAGCGTATACTGCAGCAGTTAATCGTGCTAGTGGATCTCTTAAACAAGCATCTGCTTTTCTTGATATATTAAAGGATACTGGTCAAGGTAAGTTCCTGTTGGCTGCGATGTTTAAACAGTTCTTTAACTCTTACATCCGTGCAGGTACCAACCTTACCAATACCAAGGCTGTGACTGCTAACTTTGCAAACTATTATCAGCAAGCACTTAATAAACAGATCAATTCAGTTAAGACTGCTAGTGCTAAAGGTAAGTGGCAGAAGGTACAGGCAGATGGATTGAAATTTATTAAGACATATAATAGAGCCATATATATGACTGTGGCTTCTTATTTAAATATCATTTCTGCTAAGAATATGGTAGTCAAGAAACTGTCTAAAGTACAGGACATTGGTACCTTTATTCGTACAGATGATGGATATAAAGTCACTGCTCCAGAAGGATTTGTTGCTATAAAATCTGGTACTTCTTTGAAGTTAGTAGATAGAATGGAATTCTCTAAGTCGAATTTCACGGTAGCAAAGAACTGGGGATGAATAAATAGATAGAGGAAACGTCGTAGATTAGATGAAATTTACTAACTTCATTAGCGAAGCTAGGACTGCTGCTGGAGAGACCGCTGTTAAGAGAGGTCTACAACACGTTGGTCACGGCTATTATGCAGACAGATCTGGTACTATAGTTGCTAAATCAGAGGGCGGTCAAAGACTGGTACCTGTTGATCCACAGGAGGCAGAGGTTGTACAACAAGATGCTGCTACTGGATTTGAAGAAGATGAAGCTAATGGTAGTGTAGAAGATAAGGGTGAAGTCGCAATGACATTTGGTCGTTTCAATCCTCCTACCATTGGTCATCAGAAAGTATTTGATAAGGTGGCTTCTGAATCAACAGGAGAGTATAGAATTTATCCATCACGTAAGGTGGATCCAAAACAGAATCCTCTTCAACCAGTTGAGAAGATTAATTTTATGAAGAAGATGTTTCCTAATCACGCTGAAGCAATTCAGAATGATGATAAGATGGGGAACATCTTTGATGTATTGAACGCATTGAATGAAGAAGGTTACAGTTCTATTAAGATGATCGTTGGTGATGATAGGGTGTCTGAGTTCAGTTCATTACTAGAAAAGTATAACGGTGTAGCATATAATTTCGAAGACGGATTAGAGGTCAAGTCTGCAGGTGCTAGAGACCCTGATGCTGAAGGTGCTGAAGGTATGTCAGCATCTAAGATGAGAGCATTCGCTGCAGAGAATGACCTAAAAGGTTTTGCTAAGGGTATCCCTAATGGGGATGAGTCTTTGGCATCTAACTTAATGAATGCTGTACGTAGAGGTATGGGTGTAACTTCTGAAGAGAAGACACCATCTGGTGAACCTAAGAAGACTGAGAAGGTGACTGAACTCTGGAAGATCGCACCTAAATTTGATCAGCAAGGTCTACGTGAAGCATACGTTAATGAAGAAGTATTCCAGATGGGTTCTCTAGTAGAACACAATGACACTGGGGTACAAGGTGAGGTAGTGTACCGTGGAACCAACTATGTAATCTTTGAAGATTGCCACGGTTGGAGATTCCGTGTATGGTTAACCTCTCTCAATGAAGTGACACAGAATGAAGTTGATCCTGATGAGCAACACCATTCTGCTGATGATCATAGTGGAAACACTTGGAAGGTCGGAACTGATACATATAGGAAGGCACTACAGGATATGACTCCTGGTCAAGCCACTGGCAGGTTCACTACTATGCCAGCTGTCAGTAAAAAGTTCAGCGATTTCAGAAAAACTAAATAGTACTATCGGAAAACTTAATCCAATGGATCTCAAGCTTGCAGGAAGACTGCTAAAATACAATCCAGCAGATGTAACTAGAGCAACATATGTAGTGGAATACGCAGAGCGTAACTACTCTACTGCTGAAGCTCAACAGATGTACATCGATGCTAGTCTGAAAGAGACTATCGCTGCAAAGGAGATTGCTGGTATACTCCGAGAGAAGACTGCATTAGCAGCCACTATTGATACTAAACCATCTGCAGCCTCAGGTAAGATTGATACGATCAAGGAACCTAAGACTACTGAAGGTCCAGTGAATGCTAACCAAAGCTCAATCAAAGCCAAGGGGGATGCGAAGAAAGCTGCGGGTTTTAGCGGTGGTGTCAAGAACACGGGGCTAGTTGACACCAAGGAACAAGTTGAAGTCCTCGATGAAGAAGAGTATGATCGCATCAAAGACAGGAAGAGAGAGTTAGGACTCCCAGGACCTGGTGATGGAGACGAACCTTCTAACAGAAAACCTACTGGTGGTACCAGGGGGTTGACACCTGAAGAGCAAAGAAAAGCTCAAGCTAACTCTAAGAGAGCATTTGATACTGTCGTGAAGAACCTACGGGCTAAGCACGGTAATAATGCTGTCCTTACTAAGAAGGAAGATGTTAGTATAGAAGGAGAGCAGTTAACCGAAGCTCCCAACAAGCATTCAGCACGTCCACACGTTGCTGTACAAGCTCCTCAAAAGGAGAAACCAGGTAGAGATGCTGGTGCTATAGCGAAGAAGCGACTTGCTTCTAAACCTAAGCCTAGTGTTAAAGCCCAAGCAAAAGACGTTGCCAAGTCTGCTGGATCAGCCGTTAAGAAGACGGTCAAGGCAGTCGGTAAGAAAGCAGCACAGACTGCTGGCAAAGTCGCAGGTGAATACTCTGCTGCTAAAGAGAAATCTAAGAAGGCAGCTCAAGAGAGATCATCAACCTCTACAAAGTCTTCCTCGTCATCTGATTCAGATAAAAAGTCAGAGACACATAGGAAAGGTGAGGAACTTCTGAATAAAATCCGTTCTTCTGGCGGTCAGAAAAAAGACTCCTCATCATCTACTTCATCTTCAAAATCATCGGATTCTAATCCGAGTAAAGGTCCCAAGGCACCAACTATTGTTACAGGTGGGGACAAGAAGAAGGAAAGTAGCTCGTCGTCTTCCTCTAGCAGTGGAAGCACATCCAGCGGTACCTCATCATCTAAAGGTGGTGGCGTTAAACGTGCCGTTAAAAAGACAGTTGGTATCACAGCACGTGCTGTCTCCAAAGCGTCTGGATATGTAGCTAGCAGGATGGGTGAAGAAACCACACTGGAAACCACTATGGACCTATCAAGAACAGAAAGAATTCGGAGAATTCTGGGAGAGCAAGAGACTAAACGCCACGACCAGAATAATCTAAGGGATCCTGAAGCTCAATCTTGGAGAGATAGATTAGGATTCGATTTACAGGAGGACAATCCAACTCCTGAGCAACAAAAGAAGAGAGATGTCTTGAAGCAAACCAAGTCACTCACTAACAAAGGAAAGCATAAAGAAGCTTCCGCATTATTTAAAAAACACTTCCCTAATTTTGGTAAGTAGTATGGACTTAAGCGAAAAGAAATCACGAATCATTCTTAACCCTAAGAAGGAGGACTTAATGAAGGAATCTATACGTGCCATTGTTAAGGCAGATATCGAATCGCTTAGGGTACCTCGTAAAAGATCTTCTGAGGTTATACATAATTCAGATATCTGAAATTGAATTATGGTTAACTTTTTAATGCCTATAGCTATCAGCATAATTAACAAGGCTGTTGATAGAATACCCGAAGATCTTGACTCTGTAATTAAAGATTTTCTAATTAAACTGCTAAAGAAGGCAGCTGCTAAGACTGGAAACAAAGTAGATGACGAACTTGTTGTCGCTCTTCAGAAGGCACTGCTTGAATCATAGTGGTTATAAATAATAAAACGAAGTAACAAATCTCTGGAGATACCAATGGCAGTCCACGGAAAAATAGACGCTGCAGCCTTTAGTAATACTATAGGGGTCACCAATGGTGACGCTACAGTATCTAAGAACGCGGGCGATACAGTTGCTGTAGGTGATGTGCTTAATATTAGTAGTGTAAACTACATCGTTAAGCAAGTAACTAGCACAACTGCAATAGAATTGCATAAGAATTATGCAGGAAGCACAGCAACAGTTGCTGCTGCATCCGTTATAAAGAGAACTCCTCCTAAAGCAGTTGCAGAATATGTAATTGTTGGTGGTGACTCTAACTCATACGATCTAGTCTTTGTTGACACAACTGAGGATAGCATCGCATCAAACAAAACCCGTGGTATTTCTGGACCTGGTTGGTGGTTATATCGTTCATTCGTTTCATCTTCAGGTTTAACTAAGCACAAGGCAGAATGCCTGGTACCTTTGAAAGTTGCTGCTGGTTCAGCAGGTGACTTTGCTCAGGATACTATTGACGCTGATGTACTTGAGACAATCACAGTTGGTACACAACCTGCTAACTCCACCTCATCTTCTGGTGCTGGAACATTCGTTGCTGCATTTACAAGAGATCAGTCTGGTACTAAGCAGTACAAGTGGCAACGTCAGACAGCATCCGCTACTACTCGTTGGGTAGATATTAAGGGTGGTGCTGGTGCACTTGATGCAGGTATCACATACGCTGACTTCACTACTGCAACTCTTGCATACAGTGCACTTGCTGGTACTACACTTAACGGTTACAAGTATCGTTGCGTACTGAACACAAGTAAGGGTGCTGAAACTAAGTACACTAATGGTGCTGCTACACTAACGTTTGGTAGCTAAAACTTAATTATTTGTTATGAATTTCTCTGTGTTAAATGCGGACAACTTTATGATGTTCGCAATGAAACATTATGATAACCCCCAGTCTGTGACTTACGACGATTTTTTAGAGGATATGATGAGGTTTAAATACCTCAAACGCCTCTTCGGTAGGTACGTAAAGGCTGGGGTTTTGCGTAATCATTTGATTCTAAATCATTTGATTGTACTTTTTAATGTGTTTGGTGAGGCAGCCATACCTTTATTGATCTTTAAGATTGAACAAGAGTATTGGTCTATACTAAAAACGTACCTAGTGTACCTTAATAGATTGCCAGAACCCAGTGGGGTTTTAGATATTGTATCAATTGATCCACAAATTTCTAATGAATTAAGTAGACTCTAATGGCTAAAGAAGAACTACAAACAGAGGAATCCATCAAGGATAAGATGGAGAAGGCTTTTAAGAAGGGTTCTAAAAGACACAGGGTTGCTGTACAAAAGAAGAAAGAGAGAGACGGTAAGGCAGTTAACTATAGTACTATGGCTCAGTCATATGAACCAGATGGTGAAGCAGATCTAGTAGAAGAACCAGAAAGAACTACTGCATACAAAGCAATGCAGAAGAAATTATATCCTAGAGGGTCTACAATAGATGCAAAGACTGGTAAAGATAATGCTACCTCAGGTCAGATTGGTGGATTTCGAAAACAAATAAACCGTGGTAGAAAAAGAAAAGTAATGGCAGAGTTTGAACCAGAGTTAGAGATGGTAGAAGATACTGGTTCGGAACAGAGAGCAGCTATTAAGGATGCTATCCTACAAAGAAAGGAAGCCCTTAAGAAGAAGATGAAAAAAAGATTGAACAAAGAAGATTGGAAACCAGAGATAGAACATAGTAAACTGGGTGATGCTGTTAAGAAGAAGAGAGAGAAGAAGAGGAAGGAAGCAGAGTCTAGTCTGCCACCTCATCTTAGATTAGATACTATGAAGAAAGCCTTTGCTCATACTAATGAAGGATATAGAGTTCTTGTTAAGGGTGAGGATGGTAAACGTGGTCAGTTCTCATATAAAGATGAGAAAGATGCTAAGAAATTTGCTTCTACCTTTAAAAAAGCAACTGTTACTAAAGAGGAAAATGCTTTAGAGAAACGTGCTAAGGAGAATGAGAAGGCAAGGAAATGGTTAAAGAAAGATGCTAAGGATAGTGGTTACACTGACATAGCATTAAAGGCATCTATGTCTAAAGGTGCTGGTGTTAGTGAGGAGAGGCACCCACGAGATCAAAAAGAATTAGACAGAGCACAAGCATTCATCAAGAAGAATCCAAAGTTCGGTAAGAAAGTTGTTAAGGAAGAAGGTGCTCCTACTATGAGCACTGGTAGTACCGCAACTGCTGCTGGTTTTAGTGATCAATCTGATGAGAATGGTCCTACTGCTGGTATGAGTCAACCTTTAGGTGGACTAAGAGGAAAACCAAGAGGCAGAGGTCCTAAGTTAAAGAAACAAAAGTACAAGTGTAGGACTGATGAGATCGGTAACAAGATTTGTACTACTGAAGCTCACCTTATGGGTGACTCAAAGAAAGTAAAGATTATGTCTGGTGTACACGACACTAGATATTGGCCACACATTGTGGAACTAGACGGTACACCAGGTACCGACTTTGTATTCTATGGTCGCAGTCCTGCTGACGTTAAGTTAAGACTGAGAAAGATCTATAGACCTGAACAGCATAAGAATATGAAGGTAAAGAGAATTTCTCCTGGAGAGGCTATCAAGTACCATTGGAATAAAAAACTAGAAGCATCCTAAGGTACAATGGAGAGTATTAACTCTGCAATATTAGAACGACTGGAACGAGTGGTCGATAAACTCTCGGAAAACTCCTCCAAGATGGGGGAGTTACTTGCTGTGCACAATGAGAAACTTGACAAGCAAGATAGAATTGATGCTGTACTCTTTGAGAAGATAGAGTCAGTGCATAGAGAAGTAAACCGTAGATCAGAGGAGATAAAGAAAGGTTGTGAAAGGGATATACGTAAGGTTGATGACCGTTTACAGGTGATGGAGAGGAAGATGTGGGGTATATTTGGTGGACTAGCAGTGATTAGTTTCCTAGTTAGTGTACCTGGTCAACAGTTAATGAAGTCCTTGACACCAGCACCAGCACCTGCTACACTTAGTCCAGTTGATATGCAAGTGTGAGTTTCATTGATGTCAAGTATGCTAGGATCGTAGGTCCTCGTCTTGATAAGTTTAAAGAAAAGAAATCAACCCTATACAATTTTAGATGCCCTTATTGCGGTGACTCTCAAAAGCAGAAGTCAAAAGCAAGGGGTTATTTTTTTGAGAAAGGATCTGATTTAATATATAAATGTCATAATTGTGGTGTGGGTAGAACCCTAGGTAACTTCCTTAAGGATCACGCTAGAGATATCTATGATCAGTACGTTATGGAGAGGTACCGTGATGGAATGACAGGTAAAGGAACACGTGTTGCTGAGCCATCATTTAGTAATGTTACCACAACCAAACCAATCTTTAAAACTGGTAATAATCTTCCAAGTATTGCAAGTCTAAATAAAGAACATCCAGCGAGATCATACCTTGAAGATCGGAAGATTCCAAGCGGAAAACTTAACAAAATTTACTACGCCGATAAGTTCAAGAGATATGTTAATACTCAAAAGCAAACGTTCGAGAGCCTCACTAATGATCGACCTAGAATAATCCTTCCGTTAATAGATGACGATGGAAAATGGTTTGGGTTTCAAGGCAGATCCTTGTTACCTAAGTCAACGATGAGGTATATTACTATCATCCTTGACGAGACTAAACCCAAACTTTATGGACTTGATAGTGTAAATTATGACAAACCAATTTTCATTGTGGAAGGACCGTTTGATTCCCTCTTCTTGGATAATTCCATTGCGATGGCTGGGAGTGACGTTAATATTCGGTCGCTTGGTTGGAGCAATTATATTTGGGTTTATGATAACGAACCTCGTAACAGACAAATCATCGATAGAATCTCAGCCGCCATTGACAGAGGAGACAAAGTAGTAATCTTCCCTGATCATATTGTTGAGAAGGACATCAATGATATGGTACTGGCTGGACATAATGTAAACTCCTTGGTACAATCTAATACGTACTCAGGCTTAGAAGCAAAACTAAAACTAACTAAATGGAAGAAGGTATGAACGTAATCAAAAGGGATGGTGAAACCACTCCTCTCAACCTCGATAAGATTCATAAGATGGTTGAGTTTGCCTGTGAGGGACTCGCAGGAGTCTCTGCCTCTCAGGTAGAAATGAATTCCAATTTGCAATTGTTTGATGGTATAAAAACCTCTGACATACAGGAGATCCTAATTAGATCTGCTAATGATTTGATCACGTTAGACAATCCTAACTATCAATTTGTGGCATCACGTCTGTTACTCTTTAGTATACGTAAGCAGGTGATACCAGGTTGGGAGGAAGGGTACCCTCATCTATTAGATCACGTAGAAGAGTGCTGTGATGCTGGTGTTTATGACCCTGGTATTCTATCTAAATATTCGACAGGAGAATGGAACCTACTCAATGGTTTCATTGACCAAGAAAGATGTATGGGATTTACCTATGCTGGATTGCGACAAGTTGTTGACAAATACTTGGTGCAGGACAGAAGTACTGGTAAACTATACGAGACACCACAATATATGTACATAATGGTGGCAGCAACGCTGTTCCAAGACTACCCTACAGAAACGAGATTAGATTATGTCAGACGCTACTACACAGCAATCAGTAAAGGAAAAATCAACGTCCCAACACCCGTCCTCGCAGGTGTCAGAACACCCATTCGTCAATTTGCATCTTGTGTTCTGGTTGATGCTGATGACACCCTCGATAGTATCTTTAGCAGCGATATGGCTATTGGCAAATATGTCGCACAGAGGGCTGGTATCGGTATTAACGCTGGCAGAATCAGAGGCATCAACAGTAAAATCAGGGGTGGAGAAGTTCAACACACAGGTGTTGTCCCCTTCCTTAAAAAATTCGAGAGCACTGTTAGATGCTGTACTCAAAACGGTATCAGAGGAGGGTCAGCCACTGTCCACTTTCCTATCTGGCATCAGGAAATCCAAGACATCCTCGTCCTCAAAAACAACAAAGGAACAGAAGACAACAGAGTCAGAAAGTTAGATTACTCTATTCAAATATCTAAACTATTTTATGAACGATTCATTGCTAACAAAGATATTAGTTTATTCTCTCCTAACGATGTTCCTGGGCTCTATGACGCTTTTGGTACTGACAAGTTCGACGAACTCTACGAGGAATACGAACGGCAGGAGTCTATTCCGAGAGGCACTATTGCAGCGCAAGAGCTCATTCTAGATCTCCTTAAGGAGAGAGCAGAGACTGGTCGGATATACATTATGAATATCGACCACTGTAATGAGCACTCATCATTCAAAGACAAGGTTACTATGAGTAACTTATGTCAAGAGATTACACTACCTACCACACCTCTCCAACATATAGATGGTGGTGGTGAGATAGCATTGTGTATTCTATCTGCTATTAACGTAGGTAAACTACGTAACCTAGAAGAACTAGAAGAATTATGTGACCTTGCTGTACGTGGACTGGATAGTCTTATTGATTATCAGAAGTATCCTGTTGAAGCAGCAGAGGTAAGCACTAAGAATCGTAGATCATTAGGCATAGGGTACATTGGATTAGCACATTATCTTGCAAGAAATAATGTGAAGTATGGTGATCCTGATGCTTGGAAATTAGTACACGATCTTACCGAAGCGTTCCAGTATAATCTTATACAAGCATCTGTTAATCTTGCTAAAGAGTATGGTGCTTGTGGATACTATGACCGTACTAAATATTCAGAGGGCATCCTACCTATAGATACCTATAAGAAGGATGTCGATGACATAGTACCTAATGAGTTAAACTATGACTGGGATAATTTACGGAATGCTATCGCCACCTACGGTCTACGGAACTCAACATTGTCCGCACAAATGCCTTCGGAGAGCAGCTCCGTTGTGTCAAACGCAACCAATGGAATCGAGCCACCTAGAGACTACTTGTCCATTAAAAAATCGAAGAAGGGACCTCTTAAGCAGGTTGTACCATCCTTCGGGACTTTAAAGAACAGTTACACATTGCTGTGGGATATGCCTGGTAACGAAGGGTATATTAATATCGTTAGTGTAATGCAGAAGTTCTTTGACCAAGCGATCAGTGGTAACTGGTCTTACAATCCAGAGAACTACCCAGACAATGAGGTACCTGTTAGTGTGTTGGCACAAGATCTCCTCACCACCTATAAGTTAGGGTGGAAGACATCTTACTATCATAATACCTATGATGCTAAGAAAGATGTCGATGAACCATCTCATCCAATAGGATGGTATGATAACGTTGCAGATCAGAGAGTCGCTACTGAAGAGCGTCTCAAAGAACTACTTCACGAAATTGAATCTATTGAGGAGGACTGTGATGGCTGTAAGGTCTAAGAAGATTGATGGTGTAACAGTTTTTAATCAAAACAAAACTAATACACTAAAGCAACCAATGTTTTTTGGTAAACCTCTGGGAATCCAGAGGTATGATGGTGCTAAGTATCCTGTCTTTGACAAACTTACAACACAGCAGTTAGGTTATTTCTGGAGACCAGAAGAGGTCTCACTCCAGAAAGATCGTGCAGATTTTACGCAATTAAATGAGACCCAGAAGCATATTTTCACTAGTAATTTAAAGTACCAGATCTTACTTGATAGTGTACAAGGTAGGGGACCTGGACTTGCTTTCATTCCATACTGTAGTTTACCTGAACTAGAGTCAGCAATGATAGCGTGGGAATTTATGGAGATGATCCATAGTAAATCTTACACATACATTATCAAGAATGTATATTCAGATCCGTCTGATGTTTTTGATACAATACTAGACGACGAAAAGATTATTGCACGTGCAGAGTCAGTTACTAAAGCATACGATGAGTTCATTAACCAAGCACATTCTTGGGACACTGGTTGTATGTGGACTGATAGTAGTAGAGGATCACCTACATCTCAATGGTGTGAGAAGGATCTAAAGCGTTCACTTTATCGAGCAATAATGAATGTTAACATCTTGGAAGGAATTCGTTTTTATGTTAGCTTTGCTTGCAGTTTTGCTTTCGGTGAACTCAAACTTATGGAGGGGTCAGCAAAGATCATCTCCCTTATTTCAAGAGATGAAAGCCAGCACCTGGTACTCACTCAACAGATAATTAAGAAGTGGCAAGAGGGTGATGACCCTACGATGCTAGAGATCATTGAGGAAGAACACGATAACGTCGTTGAAATGTTTAAGAATTGTGTCGAAGAAGAGAAGGACTGGGCTGAATATCTGTTTAAAGATGGTAGTATGATAGGGTTGAATGCAAAGTTACTCGGACAGTATGTTGAATGGATTGGTAACCGCCGTATGAAAGCGGTGGGCATCGATCCTATCTACGACATACCGTTGAGAAACAATCCCCTACCTTGGACTGAGCATTGGTTGAACTCAAAAGGTCAACAGAATGCTCCACAAGAAACCGAAATTGAATCCTACGTAGTGGGAGCTATTAAACAAGATGTCACAGCGAAAACCTTTTCGGGGTTCAAGCTATGATCCTTGGTCTATCAAAGCACATCTTAGGTTCCTTCGGGATGTTAAGAATGATCTACGGAGACGACCAAGAAAGATCAGGAAAACTAATAAGTTTAGAAACCCTGACAAGACTAAATAATTATGTAACAATCATTACATAACGTTCATCCTGATACATTCAGGACGCAAGTAAGCCGACACGGAACGGAATTCGTTCATCCTCATTAGAGGACGCAAATGCCGACTGAAGGAACGGTCTAATCAACCTAATCCTACAGGAGAAAGCCAATGGCAAAAGTAACATACCGAGGTGTCAAGTACGACACCAATGACAAGAGATCTTGTCAGAAAATCAAAGCTGATCTTACTTACAGAGGAATCAACCACTCAGAGAAAGAAAAATACTTAACTGTATGTGCTTAAAATCGAATGAACGATTGACAATACCCCCGAAAGGGGGTATTTTATTATCTAAATAGCCTCACGTATCTCGGAGTAATCAAATGAAACTTTTCTTAGATTGTTCTGATCCTGATCTGATCAAATCTGCTTACGATACTGGTCTAGTGGATGGTGTTACAACTAACCCCACATTAATGTTAAAGACAGGACAGAATCCCGTAGACGTAATATATAAAATCTCTGAAATCTTTTCTTGGACATCATCAGTATCTGCTGAGGTAGTAGGTGAAACATCTGAGGAAATGTTGGATGCTGCTGTAGAGTACTACAATCTAGCACCTAATGTTACAATTAAAATACCTTGTACCATCCAAGGACTCCTTGCTTGTCAAGAATTATCCAGGATGGATATCAAAACTAATGTTACACTAGTCTTTAGTCCAGCACAAGCAATTCTTGCTGCCAAAGCTGGTGCTACATTCATCTCTCCTTTCATAGGAAGATTGTATGATCAGTACACAGATGGTATAGGACTGATTAAAGAAATTAAACAAATTTATTCTATGCACAATGTTGAAACTCAAATTCTCGCTGCTTCCATTCGATGTCCCATTGATGTCCCTCGTGCTTTTACAGCAGGTGCTGACGTATGTACTGTACCTATTGATATATTCTTCAAACTCTACAGCCACATCTTAACTGACAAAGGATTGGAAATGTTCAACAGAGATTGGGCAGACTTACAGGATCAACTTTATGCAGAATAATAGTGAACCCAGGCTTAAGGTACTACTCCGTAAGCTTGATGACATAGTATACGAAATTAAATCCGAGGTGTATTCAGACCCTTCTAAATATTTGAAAGGTCCTAACATACAGATTGGTGATGACAACGACGGAGAGTATTGATTATGACAATCCCTGGTACTACAAAGGTACAGCTTTTACTTCTAACGATATTGGCGACCAGTTCGGTTTCGTCTACTGCATTACTAATATCGAATCGGGTAAACAGTACATCGGTAGAAAATATTTCTACCAGAAACGAAAGCCTCGAACTGGAGGTCGGAGGGTTACGTCTGAGAGTAACTGGAAAGCATACTACGGATCTTGCCCTGAGCTTAAAGAAGATATTAGATCGATTGGACGCAGTGGTTTCAGTAGAACCATCCTTTCGTTACATCCAACCGTGGGAAAGACAAATTATGAAGAAACGAGACAGCTCTTCATCAATAATGTCCTCACCGAGTCACAGGATGGCAGACCCAGATACTATAACTCCAATATTTTAGGACGGTACTATCGAAAAGACTACTTCCCAACACAATTACAAGAATCCAAGTAAGGCACAAGACCTAGGACACTTGGAGGCATCTGCTGGTGGTGAAGTAGATCATCAAGGATGGCCAAAGAAACCAGGCATATCAGATCGTGAATGTATTTACAAGTGTCTTGATAATTGTCAAGCACTTGCAGGACTTGATAGGAAACAAGTAGCACGATTGATGAAAGAGTTTCAAGTAGAGAAAACTTTAGAGGAAATCCAGTCAGAATATCCTCCGTTGTAAGGTACTATATAATACAGAACTCAAAGGTTATTATGTCAGTATCACAAGTGTATGTGGATCAGCTGAAGGATTCAGTGAACGCAGTTCGACAAGCATTCAAGACAGCATTAGATGAAGACGTTGATGATAATATTACTTCCGAATTATGGAGACACTATCTAGGATTGAAATCAATAACTGCCAGCGCAGAGAAAGAGATTGATCCCCTTAAAGGTGGTCTACATATAGACTGTAGTGATGTAGCATTTGGTAACACTCACGTGAGGGGTGGATTAGGTGATGATATAATATCATTTAACACTGACACTCCAGCGGCTGCAGGAATGGTAGACTTCACGATGCCTACTGGGGATGATCATATTACCTTAGGATAATGAGAGTCATTCTCATTAACTAGGTACTTTTTCTCAATAAATATTATGGTTGCTTATTTTTTATGACCTATTCAGTTACGTTGATTGATACAGCAGGTGAATCTACCACCTTTGACTGTGCTAAGGATGAATTCATACTAGACAAGGCAGAAGAGGTTGGGGTTGATGCTCCTTACTCCTGTCGTGCTGGTGCGTGTTCCACTTGTGCAGGTAAGATTGTATCAGGTACAGTAGACCAAGAGGAACAGTCTTTCCTTGACGATGATCAGATGGAAAGTGGATTTGTGTTAACTTGTGTAGCATATCCTACATCAGATGTTACAATACAATTGGGTGAAGAAGAGAACCTTTAAACTTCAGCTCGAGACAGGAGAAGGATGGAGAACCCTCAACAGGTACCGTAATCTTTCTCCTGTTAAAGCTGAATTTTATGTAGAGTTATCTAGACTCTCTAAGGATCTTGTATCTAATCCCGTACCTATAAGAGCAGTTGAAAATGACTTCTAGTTGGAAAGCCGATTGGGGCAATGACTCTATGAAATTGAGGCAGGAAACTCTTAAGATTTTAATGAAGAAGTTTCCTAAATATAACAAGAAGGTCTATGAATGTGCCGACGAGTGGTGCAAGAAACAAGTCACAACAAATGGCTTGGTTGGATACTTCGAAGCATATTATCTGCCAAAAATCACAGACGCTCCTTGCGACATATGAACTATCCAAAAAAAGTTTTTGATAAAGTAGTTACTTGGGACAGAAACCTAGCGAAAAAGTTCCAAGATAAGTTTAGTCTTACAGACTACCAGATGCTTTGTCTTTCATTCGCTAAAGGAATTATTATCGGAGCTATTTTCTTATGACCGACTCAAATTTTACTGTTGATCCTATAACAGGACAGACAGTTACTACTGCTGGAGATGGTAGTACATTTACTGTACCAGTTGGAGATCTTCCACCAGCATCACACGCACCTCATCCAGAGTTAGTAGAAAAACTAGACCACGCTTTAGAGCATCTACATATTCTCACACAGAAGGTAGATCATTTGCTAGAGCATATGCATCAACCATTACACGGTACAATTAATATAGAATCACCACCTAAGACTCCAGCTGGAGTTACAGGAGACGTTACTGAACAGGGCTGATGGGATTACCGATTATACCTCACGATGATTGGTTTGATAATCCATTAGACTCTATGCCTATTGCAACAGATAAAGAACCAATTGACACTTCACCCTCGGAGATACAACCTCCTGGTGTGGATCAAGAGGAAGAAGAGATAACGATGCACGAAAAAATGTATAGGATTGCTACTGCAAAGTACAATCCTTTTGCTGTAGGTGGATCTGAAAGTATTAGTGGATCTTCTTCAAGTTGACAGATGCTTAACAAAAGTATATAATAAATAGGACGGGTGCAAGGGCAAGACCGAACCGATGAATCGCATTTATGCGTGGCTGGGTAGTTCTGAACACAAATAAGTCCCCCCGATGATACAATGGGGCTGAGTACAAGCAGCATATGTATCCCACCCTCATACATACCCCCTAACCAAGACCACGGGGTCATAATGTCTTATCATAACAAGTAAAACAACGCACTCATTTTTAAATGACTACTCTTTCTAAAAGACAGAGCAGCCCTTTGCAAAATTGGGACGAGTTTTGTAGTTGGGTAACCTCAACTGACAATCGCATTTACGTTGGATGGTTCGGAGTCTTGATGATTCCTTGTCTTCTAGCTGCTGCTACTTGTTTCATAATAGCATTTATTGCTGCACCGCCAGTCGATATCGACGGCATCCGTGAGCCTGTTGCAGGTTCATTCTTATATGGTAACAACATCATCTCTGGTGCTGTAGTACCATCTTCTAACGCTATTGGATTACACTTCTATCCCATCTGGGAAGCTGCTACTCTTGATGAGTGGTTGTATAACGGAGGTCCATATCAGTTAGTAATCTTCCACTTCCTTATTGGAATCTCTGCCTATATGGGTAGACAGTGGGAGTTATCATATCGTTTAGGTATGAGACCTTGGATCTGTGTTGCATATTCTGCTCCAGTATCTGCTGCATTCGCAGTCTTCTTAGTGTACCCTTTTGGTCAGGGATCTTTCTCAGATGGTATGCCTTTAGGTATATCAGGTACGTTTAACTTTATGTTCGTGTTCCAAGCAGAGCACAACATACTAATGCACCCATTCCATATGGCAGGGGTAGCAGGTATGTTTGGGGGAGCATTGTTCTCCGCTATGCACGGTTCTCTTGTTACATCTTCATTGATTCGAGAGACAACTGAACAAGAATCACAGAACTATGGTTACAAATTCGGACAAGAAGAAGAGACTTATAACATTGTTGCTGCCCACGGATACTTCGGAAGACTCATCTTCCAGTATGCGTCCTTCAACAATAGTCGCTCTCTTCATTTCTTTCTCGCTACTTTCCCTGTGGTTTGCATATGGCTTACCTCAATGGGTATATGTACAATGGCATTCAACCTGAATGGGTTTAACTTTAACCAGTCGATTGTATCGGCACAAGGTAAGGTTGTTCCTACGTGGGCAGATGTACTAAACCGTGCCAACCTTGGTATGGAAGTTATGCACGAGCGTAACGCACACAACTTCCCTCTTGACCTTGCTGCTACAAGTGAGACACAGGTAGCACTTCTTGCTCCTGCAATAGGATGAAGTTAAGTAAACCATTGATGCACGTAAGACTGCACCAACTACAATTCTTCTACTGGGATCCACGAATAGATCCTAGAGAACCTGAATACTGGAACCCCTCAGGGGGTTCCTTTTTTATGTCTGATATGTTATAGTATTATTGTTGGGACCGTAGTTCAACTGGTTAGAGCACCGCCCTGTCACGGCGGAAGTTGCGGGTTCGAATCCCGTCGGTCCCGTATCTACCACTATGTTTGCTTATGAATAGAACCATTGATAGTGCCTTCACTACAGATATAGTACGCTATTCTATTGGATGTGATTTGCAACCAATACTAGACTTTGCTGATGGTACCGAGTATAATATAGGGAGTCTAAAGCAGACGATACACAATCGTCTTCACATACAACCACTCTTTAAGAGATTGTTCTCTCATATACAAGAGTGTTTAGATGATTATAAAGATCTGTACCAATATGATTGCTACAGAATTGAACCAGTATTATCGTGGATAAATGTTAGTACAGCAAAAGAAGAACATCACGAACACAACCACCCCAACTCACTTATCTCAGGTATACTCTACCTTAAGAGTTGTACTCCCACGTACTTCTCATCACCCGCTAGTGCTGCTCGTACAGGTGTTGTTGTGTTTAACAATCATCCTATGATGTATGAGTCACAAGGTATAGCAGGTGATCTTATATTATTTCCATCTTATTTGGATCATTACACGGTACCTGGTGGTGAAAGATGTACACTAAGTTTTAATACTATGCCCAAAGGTATAGTTAACCAAGGAACACTAATGGAAATGGATTACAGATGAAACATTCTACATACTATAGTGATGACGACAAGCGTGAAGCTTCCGTCCTCCAAAATAACTTCTTAGGCAAAGAGTTTAAAGTTATCTGCTGTACGTTTGATGGTGCTTGTAAGACCACGAAAGATTTCTTTACTCGTGCCAATAAGATACATACAGAACAGTTCGATACCTTAGATGAGGCAGAGAACTACGCTGAAGAGTGGGTACTAAAAAAATGATTTACGATCTCATACCATCCAATGATCCATTGCTACACGAAAAAATAAAGAAGTGTAGTTATAATCTGGATCGCAAAGATATTTCATTCACTTTGAATGAGAATATGTTGTACCATAATGGTGTTGGATTGTCTGCAAATCAACTTGGCATTAAAGAAAGATGCTTTGTTATGATTAGATCAGAAGACATAGAAAATTTACAGACTCTTGTTGTTTTTAATCCTAAAGTTGTTAAGTATTCAGTGAGACAGGAGTTGATGGAGGAAGGATGTTTATCTTACCCAGAACTTAGGTTACCTATACGTAGACCATACAGTGTAATAGTAAAATATGAGGACGCTGAAAAGAATATACATAAAACTAAAATGAGTGGCTTCATAGCGAGAGTATTCCAACACGAGTATGATCATATGGAAGGCATCAACTTTACACAAAGACAAGAAGGTAAGTGATTAAATTCTGGAGGACTTGGAAGTATGCCTTGGGAAGTTTCTCGGATCATACAACTACAGAGTATGATAATGCGGTATGTATTGTTCGTAGTATTATTTTCATTACTTACCTTGTCACTAATTGTTTTATTACTGCTGGCGTGATACGCCATTGGAATCCTATGGGAATTGATACACAAGGAATGAGTGGACCTACTGATCCCAATTACAAAGGACCAGTCACACAACAAGAGTACAAACCTGCTACCATCAAACCTCGAAGACTCTTCACCCCATCCTATGCAAGGGAGATGAAGATTCTAATCAATGAGGTACTGGATGAACGTGAAGGTAGGATGGATTATCAGACTTACTTTGACACTGAACCCTTCAAGCACAGTGTAGAAGAGGAGGAGCCACCTTACAAAGGTTATCAATCTGACCTAGTGGGTTGACTCAAGTGCTATACTGGTACAGTTAATCCAGCACACCAATGCATCTTATCTTACCTATCATTTGCATCGCTTTAATATGCACAGTGATAGTATATTCAGTAATCCATCGTTACGATCCCCATTCTTAAAATGAGATTAGGAGTAATGTGCTCTGGCAACGGGAGCAACTTCGAGAACATAGTACACTCTTGTCCAGACCACGAGGTTGTATTAATGGTATACAACAAGAAGAAGGCTAAGGCTAAGAAGAGAGCGGATAGATTAGACATCCCATCCTGTTATAGTAAGGATGAAGATGAGATCATCGCTCTCTTTAATGCTTACAACATTGACCTTATTGTAATGGCAGGGTGGATGAGAGTAGTCAGCAAGAAGTTTGTTGACGAATTCTCAGGGCGGTTAATTAATTTACACCCCTCCCTCCTACCAAAGTACAAAGGATTGCACGCTATAGAGCAAGCAATTCAAGCAGGTGAATCAGAGACAGGATGTACAGTACACTTTGTCACTGAAGAGCTAGATAGTGGTGCTGTTATCAAACAGCAGGTGGTCCCCATTCTTCCTGATGATAATGTTGATTCAGTTCAACGAGCAATTCAACAGGCAGAACATTATCTTTTACCCCTTGTGATCAATGCTTTCTAGTAGTTACAGATTAAAATTGACAGACATTTGCTGTAGGATGATGACTACAGGAGGTGTACCAGTCACATTAACTGAGAGAATTTGGATGAACAAATTATGTGACCACAATTCATCTGCAAAATCTCTCGTCGAATCTTTATTATGTCCTTACAAGTATGAACCTAGTTAATGAAGGCAAAGTAAAATCAGTTTACGATGTCGATGGTGATCCTGAAAGAGTGCTCATCAAATTCCACGACAAAGTTACTGCTGGCAATGGTAGAATGGTAGAGTTCCCTGAAGAGAAGGGTGCTACCTGTGCATTAATTTCTGCATTGCTTTTTGAGAAGCTAGAGAAGGCGGGTCTCCGTACTCACTTCATCGATCTTCCATCACTAGATACTATGCTGTGCCGCAAGTTGACAATTATTCCACTTGAGGTTATAGTAAGGAACGTTGCAGCAGGATCTATTGTTAAGAATACTACTTTAACAGAGGGTACTCTTATACAACCTCCTATTGCTGAGTTCTTCTTAAAGGATGATAGTAAGAATGATCCTTTACTTACACCTGACCGTGTGAGGTTGATGGGATACGATCCATACCCACTTATACATAGTGCACTGGATATTAATCATCAACTACAAGCACTCTTTACATTATGTGGGATTGATCTAGTTGACTTTAAACTAGAATTTGGTTATGATGCACACGGCAATCTCTATCTCGCAGACGAATTATCACCAGATAATATGCGTCTCTGGAAAAAAGATACGAAAGAACGTTTCGACAAGGATCTTTTCCGTAAGGATGAAGGAAACATAGTCGAAGCATACAAAAAGATACTGATGCAATTGCGTCAGTTCGCTTAACTCTCACCCCAACCACCTACGGACGGGGCTTTACGCACTATCGCACCGAGAACTATGAACAATGTACAAAGACCAGACGGGACACCCGTCGATTTTCGTGATGTTAAGGCTTGGGGAGTCATAGACTCCTACTGGATGCCTTACCAAGACTTCGCTGAACTACCTGAGGTATTCTGCCAGAGAAATACAGAAGCCAGGTTGAGTAAAGCAAGAAAACATTTAGCAGTGCTTCTGCCTGAGCATTGCATCGTCTTCGTAGCAAAGCTAACACAAGATGATGAGCTACAAGGGCAACGGTTTAGAGCAGGGTACCGTTGGAGGATAGACTCTAACACTCGTGCTTTAAACTGGTCTACTGCAGGATCAGATGTAATACCAAAGGATCTATTCGTGATCGAACTATCGTTCGCAGAGATAGATCGGATACAGTTCTCATATAATACCTTTGACTCAATGGATTCCGTAGAGAGGAACCAAGAAAAACTCTACGGTATACTACAGGGTCCATTCAAATTCACACCAGATTCTCCTAAGATCATCAAGGGACAGATTCTTTCTGCCTTGAATAAAGCTTGTTGCTTTATGTTCCCTGATCAGTGGAACCAACTTTCACCAAAACCTAATGAGTTACCTGGACAGGTTGGTGCATTCATTGATGAGATTAGAGTCCTTGATGAGGTTCTAACTGATGCAAAAGCTTGGGATCAAGCACTTGTTTGTGCTGCATTGATGGCACTTAGAAGGTGGGGTGAGAACGAAAGACTAATACAAGGTCTTACCTTAATCAATGACGGTTATATGAATACCGCACTGACATATAAGGGTAAGAAGAAGGCTAAGATCTGGGATGGTATCACTAAGATCAACGATGAGTGGATCAATGGTGGTAAGTTCCCTGATAAGACAACCAACTGGTTCAAGGAAGGTGGTATGAATAACACCGTATCATTTGCTTTGTATTGGTTAGAGAAGTGGATGAAAGATGAAACAGGAGAGAACACTCCTCCCTCTTACAAAGAGACTGCTGTTAACTGGAGGAAGAAGGGAGCAGCTATAGATGTTACTGCCCTCGTCTAAATAAAAGAAAGATCTTTTATGTCAGGCGGACACGATAACGGTTGGTTCCAGCAGAACTGTGACCCTTCTCCAGATACCACGACTACCGTAACAACGGTACCGTCTGGAGGGGGTCCAGTTAACACTGATGCTGCAGGAAATCCTGCACCTAGAACTGCTACACAAGTAATAGAAAACCTAGTTGGTCAGTGCTACCCTTCGCAAGCACCTCAGACCATAAGAAATTTTATACCTGATGATGACAAGAGAACAGATACAGATCCACTTGAGTGGGACTTAGGATTTTTATACGATTCACTAATTGATTTGGGTATACCTGTAACAGGTTTACCATCTAAGGTTAAGGTAACATTCCCTGATGGTAAGGATGAAACGTCAGGTAAGGTATGTCTTAATGATCCTGATGATCCTAATTCAGAAGTAAATTGTGATGGAAACTATGAGTACGAAGCGTGTATAAAAGAACATCTTAATTGTATATTCAAACCTTATGCTGGTGGTGCGTGGAAGCCACCCCAAGCAGACTGTGATACGTTCGTAGCTGAAGGTCAGTTTGGTATTACTAATAAGGTATGTGTTAGGAACTGTGTACACCCTAGAGTTCCCATATATCAGCACGAGAAGAACGATAATTCAAACCACACATACACAATGACATCTGATACTCCTTCGGGGTACAGTAATACTAAGGTAGCTTGGTATGGTCACCAAGGAGAGACAGATAAAGCTATACCTGTGTATGTTTCATACTCATCGACAAACATTGATACAATGTTGACCACCGATCCAGCAGGTGAGAAGAGTACAATGGATGCTGCTGGTATGGGTGCCAGAGATACAGTAATGTTCTATGCTTATCGTGATCCTACCGAGATCATTGGTGCATTAGGTGAAGGTGAGCAGGGTACTCCATTGTACAGATACTATAACCCTATCACTTTAGATCACAGGTATACTGTTACTCCTATTGGTGGTGCACCTATCAATCCTAACCTTGATAAAGGATACTATGATTTAACAGAGCAAGTTGATGCTGATCTATTGATAGAATTCAACTGTGCTAGAGGTTCTGCAGGATATAAGAATACATTTGGATACTATCTGACCAGTGGGGCTGATATGGATCCTACTTTTGGTGAGATATTATTGTCTAATGCTACTGATGCTACAGGTTATAGATCATTTACTATACCTGCTGCTACTCTCAACCAGTATGCACCTTGTCGCTTAGGGTTTGTGTTGATCCCTAATGGATACCAAGTCAATGGTTCATCTGCTGTTGCAATCGGTACTGATTTAGCATTCACTACACTCAACACAGGGTGGACTACCATAGGACTTGGCAGTTCCCAGTCAAATTATTCCCTGTTTTCAGAGTCGAGATTAAACCCCATAGTAAATGGTAGACACAAGAGAACTACTCGCTGGACATCACGTTGGTGGCAGTGGTGGGAAGATCTAGTAGATGGTGATGATGACTATGATGATGTTAAAATATCATATCGTTTGAACTATGCTGGTAGTAACTGGTACTATGAAGGTATACAGTGTCACGTCTTTAAAGAACTCGTTGAGCCAGAGTATATGGAACTCCGAGGTACAAATGATTGTGAAGATAGTTGGTTCACTCCAAGAGGATTTACTGATGCAGCTCTTACTCGTCACGAGTGTGGACGTTTAGAAGAAGGAGAGTTTGGTTGTTCTAAATGTACTGGTGATTATTCTTTCAAGAGAAATGCTACTCAAACTGTTACTGCTGTTAGATCAGGTACTGTATCTCTTAGATCACACGGTGGTATGACTGGAGGGTTTGGTGACTGTACTGTATTCACCTATGAACTATTAAAGAATGGTACACAGATACATATAGATTCTCCTGCTGTTCAAGAGTGGAAGAGTATAGGTGAGAAACTACACGAGTTTACTATTGCTAAGGGTGATGATATTACATTTAGAATTGTTAGTATAGATCAAGGACATTACAATGGATCAGTAACACCAGCTTTCTCTCTAAGAGATGAAGGTAGTGGTGCTATCTTCTGTCAATGGGGTGTACAACTTACAACTATTGCTCAGAATTATTCTGCTGCACAACAAGGACAGCCTGTAGGGTCTACAGGACCCTGTGGTATCGTTGGTTCCTTTAGTCTATATGATTTAACTGATGCGTCTAACACCACCTCTGCGTGGAGTACAGGTGGCGGTCTGACTAATAATATACTGACTGTTAATAGTATACCAGGTGCATTTGGTGATGATAATGATGTTGATGATGATACTTCAGGTGTAATGGTACGTGAGATAAAGAATGGTTTATCAGTTTCTATACAGTATGAAGTTAATCCAGGACTGGTACAGTATAAAGTCCTTGGTGTCGTTGACCACGGGGAAGGAGGATATCGTACGGGACAACTCTTAAGGTACTATGTTGGTACAAATAAAGATACTGGTGAGAAGTTCTGGCAAGGTCTTCGTATTGATACTATTGATGGTACCAATTGTCCTACTACAGGTATTGTACAGTCACTATCCTTCCAGAGTATACTAGAAGACAATGAACTCAATCAGTATGGGTTACCACCTGCTAAAACATTGATGGTTGCTCAAGGTATACAATCATCCACTTACTATGATTCACATCTCAGTACACTAGCAGAACATTTATTTACTATTGATCTAAAGGACACTGCTGATTCTGTTGAGTCATTACGTGGTGAACCTTGTACGTTGGTACAATATTGGCAGAGGAAGACTGCTGCTGGTGAACCAGTTAACTTCTATCACGATGTTAGATTGCCTAAGGGGTTGTATTCTATGAACTTTGTTGCTAGATTTAGAGCACAGTTGGTTTACAAACCTGAATTAACTAACACACCTGGCGTTCCAGAGAGTAGAGTAGGGTACACATTCAGTTGGTACTTGGATAGTATTATTGATTATGGTATAGGGTATGAGGATGGACAGGAATATGCCTTCGTGTTCCCAGACCCACAAGCAGGTGACTCTGACGGTACTATGATTGAAACTCCGTACTTCCCTAACAACCATTTACTCCCCTCTAAGATCAGAATTAAGAACGCAGAGACTGGTTACGTCACACGTACTGCTAAGTGGGGTATCTACGAGCAGTCGCACAACAAAAACTCTACTATATGGTATAGTAATATGAGTAAGGGCAAGACTGATCAGTTTAAAACTTACAACATTATTATTGATGACGCACAATGACAGGACAACGTGAAGCATTTTGGGATCGTCGCTTGGCAAAATCCCAAAGAGAACTCAAAAAGATTGCAAACATCCTCAAAAAACACGAGGATGATCCCGCTATGGTCAAGAAAAAGATTAAGAAAAACAAAAAGTATTTCAGAAGTGTACTCGGTGAGCTTGACCGCATCGACGGAACACTATATAATGTTAGTGAACAGACACACGAGGTAAATGTCAACCAAGGAACAGAAGCAAGCGGGTTGGACGATCCTGATGGAGAGTCTGCAGAAACCTGACAATAGACTCAGGAACTGTGCTCGCAACCAAGAATGTTATGATGAACTCTTACAGTACCGTGATGAGGTCGTATTATTCTGCCAAACTCGTTTAAAGGAGGTCCAAGATGATTAACTTAGATGAGAAGTTTCATAACTACTTGGAGAATGGTGGCAAAACCTTCAGAATAGATGGTGTTAATGAACCCTTAACAGGTTATGGATATAACTGTGATGGAAGTGACATCATAGGGTACTGGGTTAACACAACCAATTATAAACTATTTTATAATTTGAATGAACAATTTATCAAAATGGAATCGTTGAATGGAATTGTTTCCAATAAAAGTACATCCTAAGGAGCACAAAGACAGTGAGATCGTTCAAGAGATTGATGATCTCATTTCTTTATTGAATGAGACCCAAGACTGGTCAAGCGTATCATATATGTCACCCAATGCTATGCAGGAAACCATTCACGGTACGCATAGTAAGCAGCATCTTTTGCAGCTGTTTAAGAAGCATTTAATGCCCAAGCTAACGAGTTTTCTTGGGGAAGCGATAGAAGAATATCTTGAGTCAATCAAACAGCCAATACCAAACTCTGCGAGTGCATACATAGAACCGTTGAAGGGTGGCTGGGAAATCAGTCAGTCTTGGATAAATATTTGTCCTTCAGGGAAGAAATTTGAACGTCATACGCACGCAGGTCAAATAATATCTGGTGTGTATTACCACAAGACTCGACCTGAACAGGGAGGAATTCTTTTTTATAACCCCAATCCATTTGCAAAGATGTGTCTCTGGGGAAGTGAGGAAGAGGGAATATACTTTGATCCTGTACCAGAATCTGTTATACTATTTCCGTCTTGGTTAGAGCACCAGACAGAACCTAACGGGACAGATGATCCTCGTTATTCCATTGCGTTTAATGTACACTTACCTTAAAGATCTATGGCAGCACCTAGAAACACAACCATCTATACGAAACCTGGTTGTCCTTTCTGTAGTAGGATTACAGAGTTATATAAGTTAAAAGGATGGCCGTACAAAGAGTACATCCTTGACAAGAATTTTACAAGAGAGCAATTCTATATGGAATTTGGACACGGTTCTACCTTCCCACAGTTAATAGTGGATGGGACGAACAGAGGTGGTTGTAATGAGACAATAAGTTACTTCAAGTCACAGCAACTTCTCTAAATAGAAACAGAATTGAGGTTCCTTTTTGTTGTCAACTGTACTATATGGAGAGACCGATGTTCGAGGAAATGATCCAGTCATTGTACACTTTCGCTCTGTTCGGAGCATTTATTTTAGGAGGACTAGTCTCTTGGTTAACTAAGGACTATGTTGATGCATACTTAGACAATGCAGCGTACGCTAAAGCGATTACGCACCCTGAAATGCTAGACGAACAAGGCAACGTTGATCAGACAGAGTTATTATACTTGTCATTCAACGAGCAAGATGATACAATAGAACAGGATGAAGATTAAACCGTCAATTTAATTATGAAATTATTAATCTCAGAGGTCCTTCAGAAAGCACATAGTGCTAAGACTAAGGCAGAGAAGATCAAAGTTCTTAAGGCGAACAACAGTCAAACACTGCGTTCTCTATTCATTTGGAACTATGATGACTCTGTTAAGTCAGTACTACCTGAAGGTGAAGTGCCATACCGACCTAATCCAGCACCAATGGGTACAGAACATACTCGTTTGGAAACCGAAGGACGTAAATTCTATTACTTTATTGAAGGAGGTGCTGATAACCTCTCAATGATAAAGAAAGAGAATATGTTTATTCAACTGTTGGAAGGTCTTCATCCAGAAGAGGCAGAAGTAGTTTGCCTTGTAAAGGATAAGAAATTACAGTCTAA